TGAAGTTGTAACTCCTTCATAAGATGTTGCGGATAGTGGAACGAGTCAATCAACAGAACGTCTGACGAGGAAACAGTTCTTGGATGGGTGGAATCTGATTCAATCATTTCCAACTGCACATCATTCTCTTCGCAGTATTTCTCAAACAGTCCAACCGATGCATGGAACAGATAGAGATCTTTGTCCACCAGAATGACCTTTCCTGGTTTCTTCATCATTGCTGATGCGGCACTAGCACCTTGATGCACTCCGAGTTCTTTGTATGTGTCTCCTGGAGACAACAACCGTTGGATGGCATCGTGGTGTGCGCAATACCCTGGTCCTTCAGAAGCAACTTGTTGGGTTCTTATCTCCTCATAAAATTCAACGAGTGTGGTGCAGTGGTTCGTTGTCGCGTTCTTCATTTAACAATCCTCAATTATGCCTCGGGCGACCAACTCCTTATACGTCTCTTCTCTTGGTTTCGGTCGGTGCCTAATATGTATCATGTATGCTTGGTCGAGATTCTCCAGATAACTGCTGTAGTCCCATCTCTGGTCCATACATTTCATGTAGCGGATCCCTGCCTTGACCGCGAGTGCATGCATGATGCCTTCGTCCACGTAAATGGTTGGACTGACCATCCTACACATTCGTTCCATCTCGTTGTTGAACTGACTTCGAAGCAACTGACGCATCTCTCTGTCCATGACATAACAGGCACCAGACCAGATGGGTGTTTCCATATTTGCCCAGGTTGGAAACTTCTTGTAAAAGTTATGGAGTGTTTGGTTCTTATGGACCTCATCAAAACAGGCAACACCCTTTGCTTCGAAGACATTCTCTGTGCATCCCTTCACCATAAACTTGTCTGTGTCCAACATCACAACCACGTCGTATTCGTCATACTCCTCGTTCAGCATGGCGACTTTCTGACACTGCGCACGAAGTCCTGGTCGAAATGGTTCGCCCGAGAGCATCTTGTACTCAGCACCCAGGGACTCTGCATACTGATTGATGTTGTTAGAACTTTTTTGTACCAACCATGGGAGTGCGCCTTTCTGGTCTGCCCCATCTACATACTTGTCCGCATGGGACTGCATTGGTTCAAAATGTTGTAGAATTATTCCTTTCATGGTAAACTTCGTACCTCTGTCACTAATTTTGCCATATAGTTGGCGATGTTTGATTTCCTCGGACCACAAAAGTGAATCAACGATGCATTGAATGCTGCTTCCTCTGGCAAATCACAGAACCTACTATGTGGAATCTCTAGACTTCCACCAATGTCTTCTAGTATTCTACCCTTTCTTAAACAATAACTCAACACCACCTCATCGTTAGGAGGTCGAGACGGAGTTTGGTTTGAGCGGTTGTCGTATAGTTGTTCTGCTGTGGGAAACACGCTCCTGACCTTCTGTCGTTGTTCTCTGGTCAACTTCACACAGTTCCCAAAGAACATTGGCGCGTCTTGGACCCACATTGTGGGCCAGTGGGCACCATTCTTACTTCCGGTCAGATGCTCCATTCCCTTTCTGTGTAATCGACCAATGCCTTCATGCCGGAATATGTCTTCACAAAAGATTGTGGCGACCATATCAGTGTCCAGGATCAGCACGTCATCGTACTCATCATATTCTTCCATGACGGCACAGAGTTTCTGCCCGACAGGTTTGGCATCGAAGTTGAACTGCTCCATCGGATAACCAGAAACGAGTTTGTGGTCTACACCAATGATCTTAGCATATAATTTGATAGACCGCACAGCAAGTTTCGCCCAGGGTGGTAAGTCTTCCTGCGCCCAGTGTTGAATTATGAGATTCATCTTAGTGCTTGAAGACGATCAACGATCCCTTGTGCTTGCATTGTCCTGGCAAGAGAACCTTGTCCAGAGTCATTCCAAGTTTCTCCACGATCCCGATCAGTTCGAGATCTGATGCATTGAATGGATCTGACTCAGACACGCTGATGTTTGGTCCACTGCCTGGATGCCACTCAATGATGAGTCGTCCAGTTGGTGATACCTGCTCCGCCCAGACCGCCAGAGTTTTATTCGGATCATAGCAGTGGTCTAGTGAATTAGAGTACACCAGAGAAAACTTGCCTTTCCACTCATCAACGGGAATGTTGAAGTCGTGTACAATGGTTCGGGGATATTTGGCACCGTCGGGATGCAACTCTGTGCCTAGCACCGTTGCACCTTCTTGTAGATGTTTCACGAACAGTTCTTGCTCGCCACCAGCACGCGTACCGTGACAAAGCACCGTGTCGAGTTCGTTGTCGAAGTTAGCGCAGACCACCATCACATCAGACTCTCTGATCCAGGAGAACCCAAGACCAAGTTTCTTCGCGGTGGTTTTCTTCTGTGCGTCCAGATAGTTTGTGTAGTCTTTGTATGCAAATTTGTTCATAAGTTCCAATCCTCGACTGGGTTGTCCACAATGCTATAGAGTTTAGTTTTGCTGAATTTGTCTGCGCCAGATAACTGTACATGCACGAATGCAGCATTCTCTCGCAGGTCATTGACTGGTCGTGGTGCTTTGGTTCCTGGGACAAAGTGTACTGAACTGTTCCATCTGTAATCTAACGACACCCACTTTAAATGTGCACACATCATTGCATGTATGTAGGGTTGGTCACAGGTGTAGAATATCGGAAGTCCTGACATATTGATTATGTCGACATATGCTCTGAATGGAGCGAATCTGGATCTTGCTTTGTCCAACCCCTGCTCGGTCCAGAGAACAGCACCCGAATTATATGCCTTGATTGCACCGCACTCTGCCCGAGGAACCTTGCAGTTGTATCTACCCTCAACTACACTTGCCCAGGTTTTGTCGTTTAGGTTGTTGATGCCAGCGACTGTGTGCTTCTTTCTGACTTCTACCTGCTGCCATTCTTCAGCGATGGCGAGATCTTCATCCACCCGAATTTGATCAAAGATATTATCAGTCAGACCACCAACAGGAAACACGTCGGTGTCAGTAAAGAGAATCTTGTTGTACTTCCTGAACTGTGGATCGTAGATGACCTTGAACTGTCCATAGTGCGGTGAATACTTGCCCAGGTTGGTCACATACTTCGGGTCTTTCTCGAATATGTGTTCCGCACCAATGCGTTCAGCATATGCCTTCATGCGCTCGACACTCGCGAGACACTCGGTGGTGGGTGTTCCATCCCAGTATTGGTAGATCAAGTTCATTAGAATCCCGTGTATCGGTCTGTGTAGTTATGTATACGTTCCAGCAAATCCTTTCTCACAAAGACGATGTCCATCTGATTGAACACACCCTTGCGAATTGCAATGTGCTCGACGCCCGATGCAACAAACCCCAGACGGTTCAGTGCCTTGATGTAATCTCCGAAATTGGGTGCGCCGTGGTTGTAATACATGACAGGGACTTCCACCATGATCACAGCACAATGCTTGAATGTCTTTTCTCCACCATAGAGAATGTCAACCTCGGATCCCTGGGTGTCCAACTTCGCGAAGTCTGGTTTCAGGATGCTATGTTCTTTGACTAGAGAATCGAGTGTTCTGGTTTTGACAGTGATGCTGTTGCCTTGGTCGTAATGGTGGGTCATTTCCTTGTAATAACTGTTGCCAGTATTCTCGACGGTCTTGTCGAAGTCGGGAACGTAGAACTCAACCTCCATCCCGTTCTGGTGTGATAGTGCGGTGTTGTAGAACCTTGTCGACAGATCAGACTGAACTATGTTGGGGTTTGCTTCGAACTGGATGAATGTGGCGTCGGGATTAATCTTCTTCCTCCACTCTCTGGTCCACCGTCCGTCGTTAGCGCCGATGTCATACACAACGTTGAAGTCTATCCCGAGTTTCTTGACTTCTCCTATCACCGTCTTACACGTTCTGTCTATTGTTCCGCCGATCATAAATTACTTCCTTCGCTTTGGTTGGTATACTGTGTCGGTGGGCAGAGACTTCACTCGTTGGTAATTCAAACGTTTGAAGAAGTTTAGCGCATCTCCTCGACACGTGTGGTCTTCTACAATGCACACTGGTCGACATCGCTTTATCGTTTCTGTTGCTCCCTCAAGAATTGGGATGATGTAACTCTCTGTGTCGATCTTGATCAGGTCAACATCATCAAACTCAAATGAATCAATAGAGCGGGTTGCTATTGTGTGAGGAATGACGTTGTACTTTCCTTTTGGACCAAAGAGTTTGTCTACAAGTTGCCGCGACCAACCGGAGTTGACAACGTTGATCTCTGTGTTGCGTGGGTTCTCAAATATCTCAGCAGTGCCGTCAGTGTCGGACACGATATTGTTGTGCGGGTGAACATGATCCAATTCCGCAATGTTCTGCAGCATCATTGCATACAGACTAGGAATAGGTTCGAACGTGTGGACGGTTTTGAAGTGTTTGGCGTACAACGCAGCAAAAATGCCAACATGTCCACCTATGTCAAGGCAGGTTCGCTTCTGTGTGAGGAATTTTGAGCACACATTAAACGACTGCTGGAAGTTTGCTTCCTTTGCTTCGACGGAATATGGTTTGTTATCTGGAACAACGAATGTCATGGGTTACCATTTAGGTGATGTGAGAACGTTGTCCTCGTTGAAGTTCTGGCGAGTTTGCTCCGCAATGAACCAGCTGTCATTCACCAGTGCATCATTCAGCAGTATCGGTTCGAACCCGAGACTTCGGAGACCAGTGTTCTCCACTTCCAGATCGTTCTTGGGAAGTTCCTTCCGAGGATTGTCAAGGTGCTCTATGTCTCCACCGACCATTTTCGCCAGTTCGAACACCGAGCGAACCTCGGAAACCTGATTGAATATTCTCACTCCACCCCGATCGGGTTCGTTGTGTACAGCAAGAGACACACATCGTGCTGTGTCGGATATGTGTATGAATGCCCGCTTCTGACCACCCGTGCCATACACTGTGAGAGGAGAATTGTTGGCGGACTCTGCAATGAATCGATTGAGCACAGTGCCATAGATTCCATCATAATCAAAACGGTTAACCAGATCTGGATGCAGACTGGTCTCTTCAGTCTGTGTACCCCAGACAATTCCTTGATGCAAGTCAGTTATCTTGAGTTTCCAATTCTTGTTATAGAACTGGAACAACAACTGGTCCAGGGACTTGGTCATGTGGTAGATGCTGCCAGGTTGGGTTGGGTAAAGAATGTCGACATCTTTCTCTGTGGAGTTGACCTTGACGTTCAGGTATCCTTCTGGGATAACACCAAAGTCTTTGGAGTAACCATAGACTCCCATTGTGCCCAAGTGCACCAGATGAATGTTTGGATCAATTTCCACAATGGCGTTCAGTACATTGTGGGTCACGCTTATGTTGTTTTCGACTGTGTATCTTCGGGTGTTCTCGTCGAGCATGGAGAATGGCGCGGATCGTTGTTCTGCAAAATGTACGATGGCATGTGGTCTGACGTCATCAACAAGTTGCTTGAATAGAGCATATTCAAGGTCAATGTCAATGTGGTGCCAGCACAAATTATGGTCGGGTAAAAGGTGACTGTTTGCGGCAAGACAACGCTCGTCCATTGTCGCGATGTCTGTCAGTGAATTGCTTTTGAGGTCACGATCTATGTCTCGTCGAACCAAGTTATCAACAATGTGTACATCGTGTCCCTCGGCGACTAACTTGAGTGCGGTGGGCCAACCACAGAATCCATCACCACCTAAAACTAATATCTTCATAACTCTACTCCATAATAATCGACATACCAGCGACAAAATCTGCTGACACCTTCTTCAATACTCACCTGCGGATTGTATCCAATTGCCTGTAACTTGGTTGTGTCCGACCATGTCTCTACTGCATCAGCAGGATGCTTTGGACCATAGTTGACGAACGCCGTCAGACCAAGTGCGCGCTCGATCTCGCGAACGAACGTCCGCAACTGCACCTGCTCACCACGTCCGATGTTATACATCTCTCGGTGGAGAGGAGTGTCAGAGTTATAACGTGGTTCACACATGTTCGCAATAACACACTCTATGCCGTGGACGATATCGTCGACATACGTGAAATCTCGTTTCATCTCTCCATAGTTGAACAGTGTGATGGGGTTTCCCTCGATGATGTTCTTGGTGAAATCAAACAGCGCCATGTCAGGTCGACCCCATGGTCCATACACGGTGAAGAATCTCATACCAACAGCATTGGGAATCTTGGAGATATGGAACTGTGACTCATTGATGAACTTGCTGTATCCGTATGGGTTCAACTGTGGATGGAAAGTTTCGTATTCTCTCCACGGTAGTTCGTGTCCATGCATCACACAGGAGGTAGAGGCATAGATGACATTCTCTATGTTGTTATGTTCTATGGCATCGATCAGGTTCTGTGTTCCGGACACATTATTGTCAATGTAATCCGTTGGGTGATCCATTGAGTGACGCACACCTGCCATGGCAGCAAGGTGGATAACAAAGTCTGGTTCATGATACCCAAGGCATTCTGTTAGTAACATGCCAGCACGAATATCGAATAGTTCGACGGTCACACCCAGGGCATCCAAGCGTGCTGCTCTTGCTTTCTTGAGAGCAGGATCATAATAGTCGTTGTAGTTGTCTATGCCCGAGACCTCGTGACCAGATTCCTTTAACTTGATGGCAGTGTGGTACCCGATGAATCCGGCGATACCTGTTATGAAAAACTTCATGAATATTCCCTTATGTCGTACATGCCAGTGTCTTTATTTATCCTGATCTTACGGTTGAAGTCTTGTCCTCGATACTCGGAATGACTGCCAGTCTCGCTGTCTGTCTCATGGCAGAGAGTAGTGAGGAATGTTGATGGCGTGAGGTTCTCAATTGCAATCAATGTCTCATATGTGGGGACGTAATACCATGGCGTGATAAACATCTGGTCTTGCTGTGCTTCAGTCATGCCTTCTTCTTTGTTGTCCACAAACAGAAACTCATACTCCGGTCTGTCCTTGTATTTCAGCATGACAGGATTCCAGAAAACTTTGATCTTCTCCATGTCTGGGTTGTGACCCAACGTCACGATTATACTTACGCCCATGGTTTAAATGCCTCTACTACAGATGAATGTGCTTCTCTTATAGATCCAGGAGTTTCAATACCACAGAACTGGGGTAATCTAGAATCTTGATATGTTATTTTTCGTATGCGTCCAAATCCAGCATCTTTTAGTTCGCTCATCATTTCATCCTCATACCACAGGTGTTTGTGTTCACCTTTCTGATGTAATAGTCCAGCAGCAACATAGTCTTGTTTGCGGTCAGCATTAAAACCTTCTGGATGAAAGTGTTCTTTCTGAATATAGAAACGATAGTAGTGCTCAATGAATGGATCGCCATCCAGGTTCGTCTTCCCAGAAATCTTGTTGACAAAGTCCATAGAGGGCCAAACAGTTCTTAGGCAACCACTTGGTTTAAGTATGCGCATGCATTCTTTAAACAGTGCAATGCCATCTTCCTTGGTGATGTGTTCAATGAAATGCTCAGAGTAAATACCATCATATGTTTCGTCTTTCACCCATGATAAAGGCAGATCCCTCAGATCATGTACGCGACATCCTGGCATTGGAGTGTCACGAATACCATCCCACTCTATACCACGTTGACCTTTCGCTGCGAATTCTAAGAGTCTCATTTCTTCACCATTCGTAGTTTGTCCTGTGGTCCAAGATAGTGGTTTATATAACCGTCCGGTTGATTGAACGACCACTGATACGATAGTCTGTTCCAGTTAGTGTCTAACTCTTGGACATTAAACTCTGGTTGTGATAACTGGAGATTGATATACATCTGCTCGGTATATCTGGTGTGAAGAACATAGTCGTCGACTGATGTGAATAGTTCTCGTGCTTTCAGTCTACCCTGTTTTGTCCACAACTGGAACCCGCCGTTAAGATACCGGTAGTTCTCGTCACGATACAGTGATGATCTTGGAAACTTCCAGTCAGATCCAAACAAGTGCTTGCCGTATGCCTTTATCCCGCGTTCATGAAGAGGTGGATTCATCACACGACCTAACCAAGATCCTCTCTTGGTGAAGATGCCTAGTTCATGAACCATTGCGACATCTGTGTTGGATTCAATTATATCAAAGACATTCTTCCTTGTACGAATCAACATGTCGAGGTCTAAGCATAGGACGTTATCATATTCGTCAAACGATTCGTCATAGAATAGACGTAGAGAATCCAAGCGAGGGTCGATGTGATTGAAGTGGCGAGTATAGTTCAGTTCGTATTCTGCACCACACTGCTTGGCATAATTCTCCGCAGAGTTTGATCCTGCTTGTGCCCATTGCGGTAATTCTTTACCACCAATGCCTTTATCAAACGACTCGTATGGTATGTAGTATTGGAATATTAAATTTTTCATGATAGTTTACGCCCGCTGGATCACCCCGCAACAAAAAAACTTTTTATGCAATATGGTAAGTAGAACTACAGAATTGCATAACATTTCTCCAATATTTTAGGAAGCGCACCTAACGGGGTCTTCAACGGTAATCCGGTGTGAATTTACCACGCATTACAGGTGCGCTTCCTAAAATATTTTCAAGTTTATATATCTTTATAAAAAGGAAGACCGTAATTTCTAAACTGCAGTTCGTCTTGCATCGCAGTAACAACTGAGGGATAAACCGTTGGTCTTTTTTCATTATCTTTCAACACAGCCCTAATGTGGTCACTGTTCATATCAGATAGTTTAACACGTTTTAAGGGTTGGTCACCGTTAATACCGTATGTACCCCAAGTCAACGCGTTACGAACCTTCTCATGACCATCCTCTAGATAAACCGCTAAATGTTCCTCATCACCATTAGCACTGGATCTAACATAATCTAGACCTCCATCTATCATGTAATTATTGCCATTCTGATCTCTGTGGGTGACATAGTCATGTCTATGCGTACTTTCAATAACCGTACCGTCAGGTGTTCGCAATGCATTGGAGACCATTTTATAATGACTCATTTGTTTCTCCTAAAATTAATTTCATTCTCAATCTTGTGCGGAACTCTAGGTTTACCGACGTAGACTCGATAGATCGATTTCTTCATAACGATTTGTCAACTCAGTTTTACTAATTCTATTGTAATTATGTAGAGGTTGTGTTTTAGGTCCAGAAACAGATTTATCTTTCGACTTCTTCTTGTTCTGGGGATCAAACTTTCTGTACTTTGCCACGATGTTTCCTTCTCACAGGTTTTCTAAATCTTCTTTACTATTGATCACTTTATAGATTGTCTTACCATTCTCTTTCACCGCAGCGAGTTTCATACCTCGATTACCTGATCGCTTGCGCGACACATGTATCCAACCAGAATGTGGATCGCCTGGTGCATAGAACTCAAGTATTAACTGATCAAACTTAAATGCGTCTGCGATAAATCCAAACAGTTCTTTGTTTCCAAAGTTAGATGCTTCGATGTCTGCTGCTTCACCCTTACAGTGTTGAGATTTACTAGAACCACCGACCGCAGCGTTGAGTTTTACCGATCTAAACCCAGAAAGAATCTTGATTTGTCCGACTTGTTCTCTTAGTGGTTGTAATATATTATCGCATAACTCAGAGAGATTTTCAAGTTCATCGACCGAGGGGTGATTATCGAGGCCCATCCTCTGTGCCATTACAGATCGTGTGAATTCTTTAAGTGAAAAATTATTGCTTATTTGTATTGTCATGTAACCATTCTTTAGTCATTAAGTAGTCGCGAACGAAGTCGGATCTTACACAGTCTTCCCAACCAAATTGTATCGTGGCGAACGATGTCATGTGTTCGATCACGTGGAGAAACTTGTTGATACCTTCTCGTTCATTGTTGTTTCGAAAATCTGACTGATAGTAATCACCAGAAAATATTATTTTGGTGTTAATACCAACCCTTGTTATAGTCGAATCGAGTTCATGTTCATTACAGTTCTGCGATTCATCCACAAGAATGATGCAATTATCGAACGTCATACCTCTTATATATGAGGTTGATTCAAACGTAATATATTCATTGTGTTCCAGTCTATCGTATGACTTTTTGACATTAAACAGACTATCACAGATTGCTCTGTATGGTGCGGTGTACGCTTGGAGTTTTTCTTCTAGTGTTCCCTTAAGATGTCCGACATCTCGTGTAGGTACAACAGATCTGATTATGATTAATCTCTCGTAAGGTGTCGACTTGTCCATTACCTGTTCGAGAGCGAGATACATTCCTAGAAACGTTTTACCAGTACCCGCAGCACCTACCATTACAAGATTGAGTTGATCTTTTTTCCATGCTTTGAATGCTTCTGCTTGGTTGTCTGTTTCTGGTTGAATTGTTAATAGATTATCCAAACTAATCTTCATCCGATCGTTTTCAGATCGGGTGCTTCTCTTAGGACTCATAGATCAATCGTGCTTGTTGGTCCCGCGCCTTTCTTAATACCCTTGAGTACATCCTTCCAATCACCTGAGGTTTTATTGATGATGTTGCCGGTGTGAGTAATTAATGGCGCTGCTGCACCGATGTGTACCTGTTCCCACTTTCCTGTCGATAATATCTCTTCACGTTGAGATAGTGTTACGATCTTTTCGACCACTTCACCTGTTTCTACATTTTTAAAATCGTAAGTAGGAATGTTCTTCTCCGTTAATCATTAAGCGGGGCGTAAAGTAATCCCCCTGTTAAGGGGGACTGCCTAGATTGATCACCCCATGTTGGTTGCTTGGTCAATCGCTGCGTCGAGAAAACCTTGTTTTAATTGAAACTTTCTCGCTGCATGCGTTTTCCCCTTTTTGGTTAGTTTATGTATATAATGTCCAAGTTGTCTTGAGTCTTTTTTCAGTCGTTCTATCTGACCGTTGGTCATAGGCAGTTCTCCGTAGTGACTTGATTTGGAATTATCATATCATGTTTGGATTAGACCCGGGTACGCCTCCTCTACAAGTTTTTTGGTCAATCCTTTCACCAGTTGTTTCTTGTCTTTCATCTTTACTAACACCTCTGCCTCTTCAGGATGAACGGCTTCTAAGATGCTGATAAACATACTTTCTCGTCTTGTTGATTTTAAGTTCTCGCAATCGCGAAGACCTTTCACAAAATACTTAAAGTATCTGTGTTGTTTGTGTATAGTGGACGGAACTGATTGGGGTGAGTTTGCTGCAAATGGTGGGGCACCTTCAGGTAGATTCCATTGAATCGATTCGTCGTATGTACCACGAAGTACATCCATTAGTGCTTGTGTCTTATAATTCTGTAAGACTTTTATCTTTTCTTTTCTTGATGATTCTTTACTGAATGCTTCAAGAATTTCGAATACTTCCAGTCGCTTAATATAACTCATTACTATGTTCTCCGTTCGTTACTATCACTATAGTGTAACCCTTTTCTTTAGAAGATTCAAGTTACAGAGAGTATTTATAACTTCAGATGCCTCGCATTTTGTTTAGATGTTTCGCATTGATCCGGCAATTTATGATGCCGTTTCTGTAGTCGTCGCGAAGTAGTACCTCACGATCAAACTGCTCACGCGCTTCCTTGTAAGAGCACTCTCCTTTGCTCATGCACAGATGTAGTATTTCTCGTCTGTAAGCGTCTCCAGACTTCGTGGAGACCTCTTCCACGATGGTTTTGTTAGAACTGAAGTAATCACGCCAATCAGATTGAACGACCGTCCGGCGGCGTCTCTTGCGTTTCTTAGTGATTGGTAGAATCTTAGTTTTCCAGAACAACTTTTTTCCTATGTACATCATGCCGTTCTCGACTTCAGTGATGATGTATACGAATCCCACCAATTCGTTGAGTTCTTCCTCAGTGGGATCGTATGTCTTGCCGTTGTATAACCATTCGCTCATGAAGTTATATAGTCGTCTTCCTCAATCTGGTTCGACTCATTTTCCATGCCACACATGGCACAGAAAACAGGGAACTCATCCTCATTAATGACACGAATTCTAGTCTCTGTTTCACAACCAGCACAATTTACTTGGTGATAATAATCTTCCACTATTTCACCAGATCGACTATTTCACACACGCCACTGGCGCAGGCTAAGGTTTGAGCACCGACTGTGCTGTCTTCGAGTTCGAACTTAGAAAGACCTGACCAATCAACTGTCTTTGGTAGTCGACTTAACAACTCATCATAGTCGGCCGAGGTGCAGTCTTGGTACGGCGCCTGTCTATATGTACCTCCATCGAACGGAAGAAAACTAACACCCGACATCCAATCAAAGTTCTTATAGACCCATGCTCCCACATCCATCCACTCGTCTTCCTTAACAGAGATAGTGACAGAAGGTTTATGTTCGCACCAATGCTTCTGATAGACCAACCACATTTCTAGTTGTTCAATAGCAGACATGTCGGTACGGAACACAGCGTTTTTATCGCACTTCATAGGGAAAGAGAACACGCTTGTTGTCGCAGGTGACGCTACATCGTCCTCAACAGGAAAACCTTGGTCAACCATGAATTGTGTTAAAGGATCATTTTTGTCTGCGCGAACTGTACGAACATAGCGAGGGTTGTGTCTCGCATGAATACCAGACGCGGCATCTACTAATTGCGAAACTGTTCCTGAAGGTTTCACACATGTGGTTGCCACAGACTGGTTGACACCAAGTTTCTTTGACAACCATGCATTAGTTTCAATCGCAACTAGTTGAAGTTCATCCAGCAGTGCGCCTAGGTCGCCTTTCTTTCCGGTGGTTAGGACATTGTCCATGATACCTGTCATAGACACACCAAGTAATCGTTCTTCTTCGCAGTTGTTTTTCCATGAACTAGAAAGATATTTGAAGTTGGTTAGAGTTGACTGGAACGTTCCTAGAATTGTCGCTAGTCTGACCTTTTCTTTCAGAGACTCAACCGTATCACTCGCGCGTACAACGACCTCTGATAGATTACAGAACTGTCTGGAGCGAAGTATGATTTCGGAGCATGGATTAGTACCATACTCCCAACCGTCTATGATGCGACGACCACTTCTAGCAGACACCATATTGGCCGCTTCTCGATTGAAGATACCGCGCTCACCAGACTTAGACTCGTACAGTGATTTCCACTCGTCCATGAAGATACCAGTATCAGGTTTCCCAGTATATACCGCAGAGTTATTTGCCAGGCGTCGTTGTCCTTCTGCATGCCACCATTCACCAGACTTCGCGTGACGCATCCTATCGTCTGATAGATTAGACAGTGAGATCAACGCAGAGCGGCGCACACCACCAACGACCACAATCTCTGCAATCTTACAAACGATGTCATGACACTCAGTAGAGTTTAATCGTCGTCCTGCAGCACTGGTGAACTTGGCCACGCAGAATCTGAACAGTTCATCGAGAGGGTCTGGACCAGACGCACGACCACCGAATGTTTTTAGGGGTGCGCCGCTCGGCCGAACTTTACTCATGTCCCATTGTGGAATCTGTCCGGCATATAGAAGACCGATAAGTTCTTTCAACGATTTTGCCCAACCGAGTTTGCTGTCGGCAACAACAATCGTTGTGTCTGTCTCATGGAATTCTTCAGCAACGGATGGCATCTTTGCAAGGTTCTGACGTTCTACGCTGAATCCTACACCTGTACCATTCATTAGTACATAAAGGATCTCGTCAAAACTCTGGGGTTTGTCCACAGCAATATACGCGCAGTTATATCCTGCAACGTTTTCACGTTTGAGTGCTTCGCCTGCGGTCATTAGACATCGCATCGAAGGCATAACTTTTTGTACTAGGACTGCCTCTTCGAGTTCCTTTCGGAGACTCTTAGGCATCTTATAATCACATGACTCTTGGAGGTGCTCTTCAAAGAAATTGAAATATCGATCAATCGTTTCTTCCCACGTTTCGCGCCGTTCTTCTTCAGGTAACCACCTAGAGTAACGCGACAAATGTATAAATTCCTGATAAAGTGATGGAAGGTAATTGCTGGGCATTATAATGATGTACTCCTAAATTCTATAGAAAAGATTAAGTATAAACCTTTTTGTGTTGTATTTCAAGCAGAGCGTTGCTTAATTTCTTTTATTTCTCATTTCTCTGTTTTTATCAATTGCTCTAGATCCAAACCAAAAGGCGATTATGGAGGCAAAGATTGCCTTTGTATCATCATCCCATAGAATGCCTAGTGAGTCAGTCACAGTCATTCCAGAGTCTAGTGCTTCCATAAGCAGACTTATCTCTATTGCGGTAAACAGTATGAAGAATGCATATGTGATTACAGGTCTAACCGATCGCTGTAATGCGCCAATGACTC